ATGGGAACAATTCTCGCACGCACCCGAAAAGACGGCACGACTGGGTATATGGCCACGGTGCGAATCAAAAAAGGCGGCAAGGTCATCTTCCGGGAAACCGAGACCTTCGACCGGGAACAGGCCGCCAAGGCCTGGATGAAGAAACGCGAAACGGAGCTCGCGGTGCCTGGCGCGCTGACAAAGCCCGCCGACCCGCTGATGGCCGACGTGATCGACCAGTACAACCAGGAGAAGCACAAGGCCCACGGCAAGACCAAGACCCAGGTGCTGCGCACCATCAAGGACTCGGATTTCGGGAAGCTGCGCTGCAGCGAGGCCACCAGCCCGGAGATCATCAAGTATCTGCAGACGCTCACATCGCAGCCGCAGACGCGAGGCAACTACCTCTCCCACTTGGCGGCGGTCTACAGCGTGGCCAGGCCGGCCTGGGGCTACCCGCTCGACCAGCAGGCGGCCGAGGACGCCCGCGTCGTGGCAGTCAAGCTGGGACTGATCAGCCGTTCGAAACAACGCACCAGGCGGCCGACACTGGACGAACTGGACAAGCTGATGGCGCACTACAGCGCCTACGAGCTCAAGAACGCCGACCCCATCCCCATGCGCGCGTTAATCCTGTTCAGCATCTTCTCGACGCGGCGCCAGGAAGAAACCTGCCGGATCACCGCCGAAGATCTGAACGCCGAGCACGCTGAGTTGACCGTGCGCGACATGAAGAACCCCGGCGAGAAGATCGGCAACGACGTGGTGACCGCATTGACGCCCGAGGCCCTGCAGATCATCCAGCGGCTGGGCGCCAAGAAAGGGCGGATCTGGCCCTACAACGAAGGTTCGGTCAGCGCCTCGTTCACCCGTGCCTGCGCCATTCTGGGCATCGAGGATCTACGTTTCCATGACCTGCGGCACGACGGCATTTCTAGGCTATTCGAGATGGGCTGGAACATTCCACGCGTGGCCACCGTGTCGGCGCATCGCTCGTGGCAGAGCCTGCAGCGCTACACCCACGTCAAACAGACAGGGGACAAGTATCAGGACTGGCCCTGGAAAAAGAAGCTGCTCGGCGCGACCTGAGGGGCTACTGTATGCTTTCACAGCATGAGCGAGCATTTCTTCCGCCAGCAGGGAGAGCGAGGCCCGCGCCACTGCCAGTGGTGCGAGCACTGGGGCGGCCCCACCAATCCGCGCTACCCGGACGGGTCGATTTGGTGCGTGCAGAGCCGGCTCGTGAAGTCCACCCCGCGAGACGGCTGCGCGTACTGGGCCAGAGCGACCGGTCTGGACCGTGATGACATTCCGCCGAGCGTGCCCTACGTTGACCATTTCGCGCTGGAGATGGCAGCCATGAAGGAAGCCATGCTCCGCGAGGACGCCGATATCCAGGCCATGGCCGGCGACTGGAACCCCAACGCAAAAAAGCCCTCCACCCCGTGAAGGATGGAGAGCTGAAACCCGCGCCGAAGCACAGGAGGAGACAACTGCAACTACTTGATCAGGGGCATGAGCCGACTGTCAAACGGGAACCTGGCGCGCACCTCGGCGACATTGATCCAGATCTCGCCGTTAGGCTGCTCGTGGCCGAATGGCAGGATATGACCGAAGCCTCGCGTGGATTTGATCCACTCGGCGCCGCCCCTCTCCGCCTCCTCCAGCAATTCGAGCAGCCACTTACGCCCGACGCGGCCATTGCGCACCAGCAGGCCCTTGATCCACATCTCGCCCGGCAACCAGTGCACGCCGCACAGCGCGTCGTAAGGGGCCATTGCCGGAGCCGCATCGTCATGAAAGAAGCGAAACACTTCTTTCGAGCCAGCGTCGGGCAGACGCTCGACGCGGATCATTCCGACGCCCTCCCCGCCTGCTCGGCAATCTTGCGCACCGCATCTCCGCTGGCCTTACTTCCCCGGCTAGAGCCGATGAAATAGGTCAAAGCCGCGACCATGCCACCCTCGACCGTGCCAAACGCCCGTGTCAAGAGAGCGCGTGTGTATTCATCGGACGGCATCTTGCCGAAATAGAACATCGCCACCTCGGCCGCGAACAGGGCCAGCAGCACGAAGAAGATCACCTGGGGCATGAAGTCCTTCGTGGCGATTTGCCTGGCCCGCGCGTCCTGCACGTCGCGCAGCTGCGCATCGTCCGCCGCCTGGTTGATCTTGAGCACATCGATCTCGAGCGTGCGCATCTGCAGCGCGAACTGCTGCTCCGCCGTCTTGATGGCCACGATCTGCTCCCCCGTGAGCTGGCCGCTGGTCAGTGCGCTCGCTACGTCGGCCTCAGACGCGTTTTCTGTGCCCAACATGGCACTGGCCAGGACCTTGACGGCTGCACCCGCCATGGGGCCGCCCAAGGCCGCGCCAAGCACCGGCGCCAAGCTGCCGACGAAAGTCCTCCAGTCGAAGGCGGCACCCATCAGGCCACCCGCTGGTTAATCCAGCCATACAAGAAGGCGCGCTGCGAGCGGTTGCCCTCGGTGATCTCCAGGTACCGGGCCGCCTGCACGCCGTTGAGGGCCTTGAGCATGACCTTGATCCCCTCCATGCCGCGCCAGCGCAGGAAGGCCTGCAGCGCAGCCAGGCTGACCGGGCCGAGCCGGCCGTCGACGAACAGATCCGCGTAGCGTGAGCCCGTGTCGTTGAAGCCATTGAGCCAGCGCTGCAAGAACTCGGCCGCCTTCCCGGGGCCCATGTTGACACCGGTGTCGATCAGCTCCATGGCGATCTCCATGTTGATGCCCGCGACCTGGTCGAACTTCGGTTCGCTGATGTAACGCGCTCCGTAGATCTTGCGGGCCAGATCTACCGGCAGATCGCGCATGTCGCCCTGGTAGCCGTTGGCCCTGGCCACGGCCAGCGTGATGCCATAGTTCGTCGGGCCGCCCTTGTCATCGGGGTGGTCCACGTAGCCTTTCTCCACGGCGATGATGTTGTTGACGAAGGTATCGAAGTTCATCGGAGATCTCCAAATTTGCTGTTGAGTCGGCGGTCTTTGATGCCGTGGCTGCCCATCACCTCGATAAGCTGCGCGATGCGGGCCTCGCAGGCCTGGCGCTCGTCGCTCACGGCCTGGTCGATCACTTTGTGCAGCCGCGTGATCTCGACGTCCTGCCGTTCGCTGTGGACCTCACCGGCCTTGATGCGATCGGCCATCTGCCCAATCACCAAAGCGGTGCGCTGTTCACTCATGCTGACGAACATGGCGGCCACCCAGGCCATGACCACCAACACGACGACAGCTGCGATGGTGATCAGGGAAAACGGTGAACCGGTGAGCGTGATGAAAACGGCCTGGCGCTGTTCCCATACCCAATACAACACGATGCCGCTGAAGGCGGCCAGAACGCCCAGCAACAGCTTCGTGAGCGTCAGCTCCTTCCACACCTCAATGAAGCTCTTGAGCATGGATTCAATCCGGCAGGGCGAGCTCGGGAAGCATGGCGGCGAGCTGATCGCCAGTGGGCTCAACTACGGTGCCCGCCTCCCACTGCGCGAGAATCTCGTAGCACTTGGCCCAGATCAGCGAGCGCCAAGCACGCAACGCTTGGCCCTCAGCCTGGAACTTCGCCACCGCCGGCTCATCGGCATACGTCACGGCAGTGCTGATATCGTCGTAGCCGAGCGCCTGAGCACGCTCATCCAGATGGGTCTGGACGCGTGCTCGAAGCAGATCGATCCGCCGCGCAACCGTGAGCGCCGCAGGGCGTCGTAGCGCGTCGGCTTCGGCTTGAGTGATAGGCGTCAGGCCGTCTCCGATGTAGTCGTCTTGCGAGCCATCGGACTCAAAAGCAAAAACGGCGCTGGATGCGTCTTTGAAGTATTTCACGTCTAGTCCCTTTCAGCGCTCAGCGCAGTTCATTCCAAAACGACAGAGAGCCCTGGGTGACGACCAATTGGTAGGTCGCGCCAGCCGGAACGACCGCCGTCGCGTGTAATGACGTATTCCCAGGCGTTGCGCCCGTGATGCTTCCGTTCGCAGCAATGCTGTTAACGCCGGCTACTGTCCAACTCACAAAGACAGTGCTGCTGGCGACAGTACCTGTGACAGTGGCCGACACGGTGATCGGCCGGCCGGTGGTGTTGGTGTAGGTCGTGTTAATGGCCCGGCTACCCAGCAAGTTCTGCCAGGTCTGGCCAACGCCAATCGCCTTGGCGCCAATCATCGCGTCAATGGCCTGTTTCAACTGTGTGAGCGTTCCGCCACTCAGCGCGATACCAGCCAGCTCGATCACGTTCGAAATCTCTTCCTGCACCTGGTCAAACCAGTCCGCGTTCAGATCAGTGGCTGCAACGCCCCCAATGACATCACCATCGGTAAAGCCAGGCTTTCCCGCGCCGAATTTGCCGGCCACCGCCGTGATCGTCGTAATACGCCTCATGTTGTTTTCCTTTGGTTAAAAGTCAGGCGCCATACCCGACGAAGAGCCGGGTGTGCGCGGGTTTGTGAATGGCAAGAAGGCACTCCAAGCCAGGGTCGCCCCAGCTCGCCAGCGGGTCGCTGCAGCGGCCGCGCACAGTCATTACCTTCTTGTTTGCTGCGGCAGGCACATTGACGCGCCAGCCGAATCGCCAGCCACCCTGGTTGATAGCGGCATTGCATTTGCTGTTCGCACGCATTGGCCGGAATACGTCCACCGTCGCGCCGGCATAACCCAGCGCCGCGAGAAACCCAATAAAAAAGGCGGCCGATTGGCCGCCCTGGTAGGTCAAGCGCTGCACCACCCGGCGTCTTCGCTCGGCGGTGCTGCCCGGTGGATCGAGGCACGGATCAGGCAAGCCGACGACGCGCTCCCAGTCGTCGAGCAGCTCACTTGCGGTGCGCGCATCCGCCTCTTCGAGGAGCTGCTCGGCGCGCTGGTGAAGTGCCTGCAGCGCCGTGGCGGTGGGATCGAAGATGCGCACGCTGGCGTTGTCGCCTTCAACCGGCCAGGCCGGGCCTATGGGTAGCAGCCCGAGCTGCTGCTGTGCGTAGTCGGCCGCTGTCGTCCTGATCACACCCATGCGATGCTCCCGAAGGTCGGCATGTGGCCGATGCCCGGCGTGACGTTGGCGGCCGGCGCCAGCAGCACACTGTCGGTCTCTCCAGCGGCCACGCTGATGGCTTCGCGGATGTGCGAGACCAACAGCGTGACACCTGGCTCTGCCTCGCGTTTGAGCAGGTCGCGCAGTTCGGCCTCCACCGCTGTGCGTACCGCAGCGCTGTTGGGCGTGAGCGAGATCTGAAACGCCACCGGGTCGGCCACCGGCGCCATCACATAAAGCTCTGCCGTCACTGGTGCGAGTGGCGTAATGTGGGCCAGCACGGCGGCCACCTCGCCCGCGTCTGGAATCAGCGAGGCGTCGTCGTCGCGCACGAAGCGCACCACTACCGTGCCGGCGCCCTGCTCCAACGGGGCCACCCAGGCGCGCGTGACGCCCGGCACCTCCAGAGCCCAAGCCTTGTAGTCGGTGACGCTGCCGCCGTCCGGCGGGGTCCGCACGCGGGCAATGAGCCGGGCGCGCAGGCTGTCAATCGACTCGATGTCCGCACCGCCCGAAATTTCGCCGGCCGTGGCTTGCGTCTGCACGCCGGCCACGGGCGACACGAGCGAGAGCGCCTGGCCGGCCGCGCGGTTGCCGGCGGCGCCGGCCAGCGCCGCCACGATGGGCGCGCTGCCAGCTACGCTGTCGGCCGTGGTGGTGTACTGCACGCCATCGAACGCCTGCAGCACGCTTCCCGTGGGCACAGTGGCGCCCAAGGCCACCACGAAGGCAGCTGCGCCCGTAGCGGCCGCTGCGGGCTTGCGCGGCACCTCGAGCCACATGCTGGCCCAACGCTCCAGGATGTCGTCGTCGCAGGTGTCCCAGATGATCTGGCGCGCGATCCAATCCGCGTAGCCATACACGCCATGCAGCGCCCCGGCGAAAACGCGGGCATAGACCTCGGCATCGGCACGCCGCAGCTGCTCGCCATCGACACGCGAAAGCATGTCGTCGCGGACGGACTTGACCAGCGCCGTCAAAGGCGGTCGGTTAAACATTCAGAAAGCTCCATGCATCGTTGAAACGGATATCCAGATTGGCCGCATCGGGCCGCACGATCTGGCAGCGCAGCGAGATCTGCGACACACCGGCACGTTCGGCCTCGACGATGACCTGGCTGGCCACACCATCGGCCACCAGCCAGGCGAGGGCCTCCTCGGCATACTCCCGCGCTTGGGTGACCGTCTGCTGGGTGATCTTCGCGCGGGCCAGCAGCCACAGCCGCGAGCCGATGCGGTCGCCTGGTACGGATGCGAAGCTGTCGCCCCACCAGCCGCAGCGCTCGGTGCCCGGCAGGTCATCCGCCGGGCGGGCGCGGCCCCAGGTGAACAGGCTGATGATTACGGCGCGGGGCAGCGGATCGCGCAGGCCCATGCCGAGCGAGCGCTCGACGCCATCGACCACGATGGTGAGCGGTTGTTCGGGCGTCATGCCGGGCCTCCGGTGCTGGCACCACCTGGCTGCACGCCGCCGTGCACATGCGTGGCCCCGATGTTTACGCCGTTATGCGAGAGCTGCGGGGCCAGCAGATGGATGGCGCTGCTGGCGGCGATCTCGATCACGCCGCCGCGCTTGAGCGTAATGGTGGAGCCGCCGTCGTCGTGCAGCGCCACCTCGCCCGGCTGCAGGGTGGTGAGACGGTAGCGCCGATCGGCAACCACCAGCACCACACCGTGCGAGCGATCGCCATCGAAGAAGCCGGCCACCACCTCGGCACCGGCCTGCGGGTGCGAGGTGAAGCCGTAGGGCTCGAAGTGCTCCATGCGGTCCTTCGCTTCTTCGTCGAGCAGCTGCACCTGCAGGGTCTGCATCTTCGTGGTGGCCTTGGCGGCGGTAACCTTGCCGCGCACGAACATGTTGCCGATGCGTGTCGCCATGCGACGGAGCGCATCCAGTTCGGCGCTCATTCGGACTCTCCACTCAATCCCAGGCCACCGGAGGCGTAGCGGTCTTTGACGATCTTCACGTTCTTGCCTTTCTTCTGTTTCTTCTGTGCGGCCGACACGTAGCCGTCAACCGGGCCGACGCGCAGTTCCGTGCGCTGGCCTTGTTCGTCCAGCAGGTACTTCACCTCGGCCACAAGCATTTCCGTCTCAAACCCGATCACGCTGTCGACCACGCGCACGATCTGGTTCGGCACCCACAGACCGGCCGTGTCGCTCTGCCGCCAGCCGTCCACGGTGTAGGTGGTTTCCAGCGCCTTGGCGGCACGGTGGGCCCGCTCGTAGCGCACGCGATCGGCGCAGGTGCCTTCGTCCACCTGGCCGCTTTGCCGCAGCACCAGCAGGCGGTGGCGGCTGACGCGGTTGTCGGTGACGCTGGCGCTGCTGCCGATCGACGATGTGACGGCGGTGTCCACGTCCTCACCGGCTTCGTCTTCGTCGGTCTGCTGGCTGGTAACGGACTTCTGCCCTTTGCAGATGTATTCGCTGAAGACCTTGCTGAAATCGAGCGCCGCTTCGGCTGCACGGATGTTCACACCCAGCTCCAGCGCCACGCCGGCCTTGCCGCCGCTGCCGGCGACGATGAAGACCAGATCCCCCTGCGCGTTGTCGGTCGCGAGGCAATGCCGGATACGCAGCATGCGGTCGATGCTTTCGAATACGGTCTCGCCCTGCTGCACCTGAAAGGCCAGCGTGCCTCCGGTGTCCACCTCCGCACGGACCGTGACGCCGTAGGGTGCGGCCATGTCGGAAGCGATCTGCTCCAGCTTCACGCCGCGCCACTGGCCGCCGCTGCCGCCCTTGGCGTTGGGTTTGACCGTCTTCGCGGCGGCGGCCTTCGTGCCGTCCACCGCCGTGAGGTTGAGCGCGGCCCAGCCCTTACCGGTGCTTCCCGTGCCGCCGGGAGCGCCCTTGCTGCCCTGGATGGGGCAGCAGTCCACCAGGTCGGCGGTTTTGCTGCGGCCACGAATGCCGACGCTGAGCGATGTGCCGTCGTACCGGATGGGCGTTCCGTCGATGTAGCCGGTGGCGACCAGGTCTTCGCCGATGTACAGCGTGCAGGCGTCACCGGGCTGCACCCGGCGCGGCACGTCGGTCTGGCCGGGCCAGCGGTCGGTCACTTCGAGGTCGAAGCTGCGCGCCTGGCGCTCGATGCCGGCTTCGATGCGCACGTTTTTCCAGCCGCCGAATTCCGTGCCGTCCACCACCAGGCGCACCAGGTTGGATTCGTCGATCATTTGGAGAGCACCTGCAGGGGTTTCTGCGGCACGAAGCCGGGATGGACCAGTCGGTTGCGCAAGACGATTTCATCCGCGCGCGTGGCGTCCTCATACCGGTCGTAGGCAATCACCAGGGCCGAGCACACCTGCGGCGGCGTGAGCGGCACCAGGCGGGCACCGCCAGACGCGCGGGCGGTAAGGTCGGCCCATACGGCCTGGCGGGCGGCCTGCAGCGCGTTGTAGGCCGTGTCGTCGGCGACCAGGCTTTCGGCGTCAAGCGCGGCGCACACGGCGCTGCGCACGGTGTGCGCGTCGGCCTGCACGGTGGCATCCACATGGCTGCTGATGCCGACGGCCTGGGCCAGCAGGGCGCGGCGCACCAGCGCGTTGATGGCGGCGGTGTTGAGCACTTGCTGCCGGCGCGCGGGCGTGGCCGTGGCGGCCGGCACCGGCGCGTTGAGCACGCCACCCGCGCCGCCGTTGCCGGCCACGCCGACGATGGCCAGGGCCATGGCGGCCATGGGGTCGCCGTTGGCGGTGCCGGCGGTGCTGGCCGCACTGCTGCCCGAGTAGGCGGGCGCAACATCATCGCCACCACCGAAGAGCGAGGCCACCAGGGGCGACAGGTCGAACAGATCCATGAGCGACTGCGCGAAATCCAACGGCGTGGACAGCTGCTGCACCAGGGAGCCGACAGACGCGCCCAGGCCGGAGGCCCAGCTGGCAAGCGGGCTGACGCCGCTGAGCGAGCCGATGAAGTCGAATGCGCTGTTCAGGTCCAGCGCGGCGGCATCACGCACGAAGGAAGCAAAACCATCGACCGCGAAGCCACTGGCGAAGCTGCTGGCGCCGGCGAACGACAGGCTGTCGGCCGACATGCGGCTGAGCATCGGCGTGCTGCTCTGCGCGGAAGGGAATTCCAGCTCGCCGCCCTCGACGAAGCTGAAGCTGACCTCGGCCCGGCCGGCGGCGGTGTCAAAGCGCACGCGCATGAGTTCGCGCAGCGACACCTCCATGGTGCCGAGCCAGGGATGCACCAGCGTACCGGTGCCCTCTTCCTCCGCAGCGGCGATCAGTGCGTTCGCGTCGGCGATGTAGCCGGGCCCGACGACGAAGGCATCCACCGTGAAGCTGCGCGTTGCACGGCCCAGGTCTTCCGCCCATGGTTGGTCGCGCTGCGGATACTCGTGCACTTGCACGCGCCGGCCTACCTCGACACCGGCGGCGTCCACGTAAAAGGGCACGCCGCGAAAGCTCGCCGGCTGCAGCGATTCACTGAGGTAGGTCATGGTGCCTTCTAAAAACCGGTATCGGTGGCGAGTGAGCGGTAGCCCACGTTGGTGTTGACGGCCACGCGCGGCGCGGTGGACTGGGCCTGCTCCACGCGCATGCCAGGAGGCGCATTCGCGAAGTTGATGTCCACCTTGCCGTTGAGCGTGGCGGTCGGGTTGGAGGGCTGAACCAAGTTGAACGAGCCTGAGCCGATCTGGCCTGGTGCCGGTGCTCGCGTAGAGCCGTCGAAGGACTGCGGGCCCAGGCTTTCCGCTAATGGAGCGGCAGCGGCGGCGGCATTGCGCACCACGGGCCCCAGAGCCCGGACCTGCGGCCCCATGGCCCGAAATGCGGGCGCCGCTTGCGCGACGGGCCGCGTCAAGGTCTTCGCATAGGCGTCGGTGACCTCCAGCGAGCGCTTGGCGTTTTCGTTGCCGAAGAAGGCCAGGACGCGCGCAATGCCTTCGCCGAGCGCCTTGGTGAAATCCCAGTCCTCTATAGCCTTGTAGATGGCGCTGCCGACCGCGTAGCCGACCAGGCCGGCGGCACCGATAAGGCCGGCCGACTTCGCGGCTGCCGCCAGCGACGCGGTCATGACAGCGGTGACGGAACCCGACGCGGCCGCACTGGCAAGAAAGGCGCCGGCAGCGTTCCACGCGGCCAGCGACGCGCCGCCGAAAGCCCCCGCCAGGCGAATGAGCGAGCCAATGATGCCGCCAATGGCGAAGATCGTCTGCGCGTTCATGATCACCGCCAGAATGACAAGGGCGTTTTTGAGTCCGCCTACCTGGTCCACCGCCGACTTCAGAGCATCGATGCTGGAACGGATGCCGTTCAGAAAACTCTCCCAGTCGATCGACTGCAGCCCTGCCACCAGCTCTTGAACGACCTTCTTCACCTGCGCCCCTACCACCTTCTTGCTGGCAGCAGCCCATTGCACGAAACCCTCGACCAACGGACTGAGTACCGGGATCAGTTCGCGCGCGATGGTGGACTGAAAACCCTTGGTGACGAAATCCAAGTCCTGCAGCTTGTCCCCGAACTCTTTCGCGGCGCGGATATCGGCCTCGGGGATGGTGCCCTTGAGCTTGGCGAAGCGGGCCAGGCTTTGATCAATGCCCTCACGGCCTTCACTCAGGAACGGCAGCATTTCCTGGTAGGCCTTGCCGAACAAGGCTGTGCCCATGGCGGCCCGCTTCACGGGGTCCTCGTTGAGCTTGAACGATTCCGCGATCTCGGGCAGCAGATCCGCAGCAGTGCGCATCTGGCCGCTGGCATCCTTCAGCGGGATCTTGAGAGCCTTCATCAACCCGAGCAAGCTATCGTTCTTACCCATTGCAGCAGCCCCAAGACCCTTGTTGAGCTTGCCCATCGAGAGCTGCAAAACGTCAATCGGCAGTGCGGCCTGGTCGGCCACATACTTCATGCGCTGGAACTGATCCGAAGTCATCCCGGCCTTGATGGCCCCGTTCTGCAGCGACTCCGCCAGCTCGGTGAATGAGACCACCGCGTGCTTGACAGCGGCCACACCGAAGCCCGCCGCGATGGTGGACATGATACCCAATGGAACGCCGAACTTCGACGTGAGGTTGTTAATGCTCGTGCCCACATCGCCGAGGTACTTGCGCGTGGTCTTGGCCACGCCCTGCACGCTCTTCAGCACGGGCGACAGGTTGTCCACGGCGCTCAGGATCGCCTTGAGGGTGAATTTGTCCATGTGGGTCTCTCAGGAAGGCCGCTCCAGCTTGGCGATGCGGTAGGCCTGACTTTCGTATTGCTGGAAACGGGAAAGGGAAAGCCGCATCACTGCGGCCGGATCTAGGCGCCAGAAGCGCGCCACCTCATAGACGCTATCGGTCAGCTGCTCTCGGGTTCGTCGCTCGCCCCGAAAAAACCCATCACCATGGCGGTCGCCTTGCCGAAGTCAGCCGGGTCCATGGCCTTGACGCTGGAAAGCGGCACGCCCGCCAGGCGCACGATCCAGGCGGCCACGGTCTTGTGCTGGATCTGCACGCCCGTGGAGCCGTTGTCCATGATCAGCAGGAAGGGCTGGCCGAGATCCATGATGTCCTCGGTAGTCACTTCACGCAGGGTGACCTCGCTGACGTCGGCGCCGTGCGCCCGAATCGGCTTCTTCAGCTGGATGGTGTTGAGCTCGACCTTGTTTTCCTCGCCGCTCATTGCCATGCCCCGTTCGTGCCGTTGAACTCGAGTTCGACTTCGCCCTCTTCACCCTTACCGCTGGCCTCGTTAGCCAGCCAGGCGCCGGAGAGCACGTAGACCTTACCGTTCGCGAATTCGGCCGTGCACGTCATATCGGTGCCGGCCTGCAGCTTCGCGATGGGGAAATCGCGCGTGAAGACGGCGGTGAGCTTCACGAATGGAAACAGCGGTGTTTCCTTGTAGCCCACAGGGCCACCCGAACTCATCATCGGCTCGCGCTTGACGGCCATGATGGGGCACTCGAGGCCCCCTTTGACTTCCAACTGGACGCCGTCTACTTTGATGTAGCAGACGCCCGCAATGCGGTCAGCCATGATTTCTTCCTTTCGAGGTTATGTAGGGATCGCGCCGCAGGTCAGTACTGCAGGCGGAACTGGTTGAGCACGGCGAAGACGCGCAGGTTGTTGATGTAGTCCGGCGTGAAGAGCACGTCGAGCCGGTTCGGATCGGTGGCATTGCGCTCGACGATCAGGTTGGCCGCGAACATCGCGCTGTTTTCGACATAGCCCTGGAATTCCATCTTGGCGTAGTCGGCCACGATCTCGCCACGGGCCACGGCCGGCGTGATGATGGCCGAGCCAGCGGCGAAGCGGGTGCCGTCATTTGCAAGCTTGTGGCGCGGGTACTTGCTCGTGATGATCGAGCGCAGGCGGCGCAACACGTACGCGGAGAGCTGCAGGGTCTCGCTGTCCAGGTAGGAGTCATCGGCCTGGTTGAAGGCATTCTTCTGGTAGGTGGTGATGGCCCGCTCGACGCGCAGGATGCCGCCGCTGACGTAGCTGGTGGCAACACCGTAGTTCAGCAGACTTTGCCGCTCGGCGAACAGGAAGCGCTTGCCGGCGCGTGGCACGAGCAGGCCGGTCAACACGCCGGTCTGCACCGTGCGGGCTGGATCAGCGTTGAGGAAAACGGCATTGCGCGCGGCGTAGGCGGCGGCGTATTCCCAGCTCGGGTTCGGGCAGTCCACATCGATCGCGGCAATGGTGTGGTGCTGATCGTTGCGCAGGCCGCCGGCAGTGACCAGGGCGCCGAGCGAACCGCGCAGCGCCGTGTACACATGGCCGTACAGCTGACGGCTCCAGCTCCAGCGGCCGGTGGTGTCGTTCAGCTCGGCGCCGATGGTGTCCAGGCTGGTGCTGTCGGTAAAGGGGTGGAAGATGAAGTCGTACTCTTCGTCCCCCATGGCCGAAATGACGGGCGCCAAGGCCGGATTGACCGCGCCGGAGGCCAACGTGGCGCCCGAATAGGACAGCGTGATGCCGCCTGGCAAGGCTTCGCTGCCGGCGGAACCTGCGAAGCTGTCCACCATCGTGATGTCGTTGCCGGTGAGGCCCTTCCACTTGGCCGTGAGCGTGACGACGCCAGCTGCAGCGGCAGCGGTGACGGGCAGGTCGGTGTTCGCCGTGATGGCGGTGACGATCGACGCGGCCACCACCGCAGCGGTGTCGCCCAACAACACGGGCACCTGGATGCGCTGACCGGCGATGTATAGGGCGATCACACCGGTGCTGGTGGCCGTACCCACGGCGGTGACGGTGCCGGTAGCCGCCACAGACGAAGTACCTTCTGCCACCGGGATGCACCACAGTTCGCCGAAGTTGTCGTTGTCACGGTAAGCCTTGACCATGCGCGCCAGCTGGGAGCCACGGCCGAAGAAGGCGATGGCCTGGGCGACCGTGGACACGATCACCGGCACGTTGACGGCGGCAGTGCCGCCCACCAGCTTCTGGCCAATGGCGAGCGCACGGCGGACGCCAGACACGGCGCCATTGGCCCGGCTGTTGTCCATCTCGGCATAGAACAGCGGCACACGGACCTGCTGCGGAATGTTGGCAAAGGGAACGGTCATGAAGGTGCTCCAGAAAGTGAAAAGGCCCGCTTGATGGCGGGCCTGGTGGTGGGCTTGGTTGCGTTAGGTTGGGGTGTTGGCCTCATCCTGTGCAGACGTCTGCACGGGCTCGACCTCGGCGGTCAACTCCTCGACGTCGCCGGATTCGATCCGGCGGTGCCAGTAGGTTGACGGGGTCACCTCGCGGCCTTCCGGCGGCAAGGTGCCGCCCCGATCGGGATCGGGGACAGTGATGTTCGGGGCGGGTTTCAGAAACATGGATACCTCCAAAAAAACAAAAGCCGCCTCGAATGGGCGGCTGAACTGGACACTTCGTCGTTTGGGTGAAATTACCCTTCCTGACTCCCGGTTGGATCAACAAGGAGGTGCGCGTATTTCGAGTTGGAAATGAGCGATCGGGCGTAAATCGACATCACCTCTTTCCCGTTTGGAATTTCGTAGTCGGTCGGCGACGAGGCATGCGTGGCTTTGCAAATCGCTCGCGTGATATGCACTGCCAGGCCGAACATCGAGCGCCGAAAAATGCTTATTAATGGAATCTCTTGCCCATCAAGCTGCGTAGCGCCCTTCGGAACGCCGTGAAATTTCAATTGGCCACAGAAGCTTTTCACCTTGTCATCTTCGAACGTCATCGACGAGGCTGTGTGAGCGAATCTGTTCCGGATTTCTTTGAGGGCGCGCAGCTCATTGCGCGCGTTGACCGGTATCAAGCCGAAAAAGTAAGCCAGTTTGATCCGAGCCGAAAACTCCCCAGCAGGCCCTTTGTATTCAAGGAACTCATTCACAGGCTTCTTCTCATCAACCATCGAAGCCGCTATGAGCAACTTCAGACGATCATCCAGGAACTGCCCCGCCCTTACCACTGCAGCCCGATCACTCTCACCCGCAAGAGACTCTTTGAAATCGAGCAACTCCGAAGTTAACGCCGCCTCTCTCTCGGAAAGTCCCGCCAAAATCTTAGCGCGGAGCTCGCCCTTGGACTTGTCTCGCGCCGCAATGTGGTCAGGATCATTCATCCACGCTGATTCTGTGTTGTCTGCCAAAGACGCCTCCTGAAGTTAAGGGCTCCAGTATCAGCGATTGCGGATAACACAGCGAATGGACCCGTGGTCAAGCAAGGGATGCCGGTTCGCCGCTTCGACAGATGTTGATTAAATCAGGCCGCAATGCCAATCAGCGGCATGTTGCTCCTGTTCCACGAACCACCCTGCGGGAAGCGCGGAGCCATCGCACCTTGGATCGGCGGGTAGTAGTACTGCCCACTGGTAAGCCCCCATCGAGCCAGCGTGAAGTCATACGCACCCGAAGCCCATCCAGTCGAGCGGCTTTGCGCCGATCCGTGGCACGACGGTGCGCCACCAGAGAACGCGAAGGTGACACCGACCCAAAAGCCCTTCGGATCGCTCTTCACGCCGGCGGCAAAGGTGAACGTGTTGATGCCCACGCTCAGCACCAATTCGGCATCGGCTTCGGCGATGAGATCGCCTGGCACGCCGTCCTCGTTCGTGTAGATGGCGCAGCGCGCTCTCGCCGTCCCGGGGATCGCCGTCACCGAGATGCCGGCCCGCTTCATCGTGTCGCCGAAGTGCGGGAAGTAGCCGATGAACATCAGGTCGGCCACCATGACCTGAGCGGCGCCGGATGGACCGCCTTCCGGGCTGAAGTACCAGCCGCCACCCTGCAGTCCGGGGCAGGTGCCGATTGGGAGGTCTTCAATGTTAGGCATTATGGTCGCACTCCAATCAGCGGGAAGGTCGCGGCATGGCCCAGCACGCCGGTCATGTCGAAGACCGTCGGCATGACCGATGGGTACGAACGCACCGGCGAATACCACCCCTTGTTGACCGTCTGAAAATCCAGCGCGCCAGGGCCGGCCCACGGATCGCCGGTCTGCCCTGCGCGCAGCGTCGGTGCAGACGTCGCCGAAATGATGATCACGACCCAGACACCGCTCGGCCCACTTCGCACGCCGCCGGTGAACGCAAACAAGTTGGTCCCGACGGCAGGGGTGATCTCGGCATCGGCCTCCTGGATGAGCGACCCCGGGAAGCCGTTGGCGTTGGTGTAGAAGGCGCAACGCGCCTTGTTGGTCGCGTCGGGGACCACGGTGGCCTCGAACCCCACCGTCCCGATGAGGCCCGAGCACGCCGGGATGAAGGCGGCGTAATACCGGAATGTGCCGATCGCCGCTGCGGTCGATGCTGGATACTGGGCCGGCGGAAATTTCCACAAGCCCGTGTTGATGCCCGGACTGGTGTTCAGCCGGAGGTCGTCAATGATCTGATTTGCCATGATTTTTCCTTTAAAGAAAGAGCTTGGTTTTGTCGATGGCCGCCGCCGCTGCCGCAGCAACGACTGGCGACGGGTGCGTGCCATCTGGCGTGGGTTGCCCGAGAGAGACGATCCAACGGCCACCATTGCGCGCAAGGGCGCCACTGGCATCGACCTCAACACGATCTGCGGCATCGAACACGGCTTCGAGCGGCCACGGGACGGTGCGAATCCAGTCGTTGATCTTGACGCGCACCGCTTCCGTGGCACGCACCGTCTGATTGGCAACCGTGGCCCAGCCGTCCGTCGAGTCCGTGGCCGGGAGCGCGGTACATTGAATGACCTTCACGCCGCGAGCTCGCCACAAAAGCCATTGCGTGAGCAGCTTGCTTTGAATCATTTCAAAGCTGTTGCTACCGAAGACGTTGTTGATCAACATCTCCTGGATGACGTGCGTCACGCGACCATTCGCCATCAACGAATAGCTGCCCTGCGAGTTGATCGAGCTGTCGAGGGAGGCCTGCGGGCAGGTCATCCGCATATAGGGAATCACGCAACCCGACCCGCCTGCGACGTTTGAACCAAGCCCACGAGCGACGTAGCCAGTGTTCTCGATCTTCACGGTCGTGTTGTCGCCGCCGCTCCCGGTGGCAATGCTGTCGCCATCGATCAGCACGGATACGAACGGCGCAACGCCGTCAGCGAAGATGCCACACGCACCCCATGCCTGACGCAGGTTGATGGCCTTGTAGGGATTGGCCGCAAACGCCGTCTGACTGGCATCGGCCCCGGTGTGATAGTTCGAGTACTCACCCAGGTTGGGGTCGCTGTTGCCGTCGAAACTGTTCCAGACCTCCTGCGGCATGTCCCAGGTGGTGCCGCCGTCGCTGCGGGTGTACGAGACGTGCTCGATGAATTTGGCACCGGCCGGAATCTTCAGCACTTTGCCGGTGACGCTGTCCAGCACCTGATCCGAGTAGACCAGACTATTGACACCACCCGGCACCAGGATGCCGTTGGCACCACCGAAGGTGACGCGGTTGATCTGACCCAGCGGATATTCGATGGAGCAGCCGGTGATGGTCTTGTCGTACGCACAGGCCACGTCGCCGATGGCGGCAGCTGAGAAGGTGAAGCCGGCGTACGCCAGCACCAAGCCGCTCAGTCCCCCCGAGTTTTCGGCAGCCGTGTGGACAATGCCCGCGTCATGCCGCGTGCCAGCGATGACGCTTGTGAAAGCGCGCGTGCTGACCCGAGACGATGCCTGTCGCTTCGTGAACCAGGGAGTTACGGCAGGCGGCACGGTCGACTTAGCGGCGACCACACGGCTGGTGGTCGTCACTGGGGTCACACCATCACGCATGACCACCGGTGACCCATCGCGCAGCGTCAGCGGAGAGACGACGCCACCAGCGCTACCAGAGCTACCCGAGCTACCCCGACCCCCGGACTGCCCACGACACACCATTCGAGTCATAAATGGCATATGGAGCAACCGTGCCAACCAGAGCAGCCTTCCCAGCATTTGCAGCGGCTGGGAATGCGGCCTGCAACGCAGAGGCAGTCGCGAAAACACCAACGCTCCCGCCCCCTTCCACCCAGGATGAGCCATTGCTCGTGTAAACCGTATATGGCGCGGCCGCGCCGACCAACCCCGTTTTGCCTGCATTGACAGCGGGCGGAAACGCGGCCTGCAGCGCCGCCAGCGTGGAATAGGTGCCAACCACGCCGCCGGTGCCGACCGCTGGCGGCGCGAAAAGCAGCGTGGTGTTGTTACGGCGACCGAACAACAGATCGCCCGCGCTGATGGTCTCCCCGACGGGAGGCACAACGACAGGCGGCGTCGCAAGGACGACGTCACCAACCTGCACCAGGCGGTTCCAGTAGGGCGTGGCATCGACCTCGCGCCCAGCGGGCGACAGGAAGCCGCCGCGATCGACGTCCGGCACGTTCACGCCGTTCTTAGGGGTGACAAACATGGGTAACTCCTACAGGTTCAAATTGCTGATGTCGGACTCAAACTCGATGCGGCCGTCAGGGCCAGCCGGCGCCAGGCTCTTGTCGACGATGGGGTCGATGACGTCTGTCTTGACGTGAACGGTGTTCAAGGCGGGGAGGCCCTCCAGCATCGTTTCTTCCCAGCCGTCTGAGGGGCCGATCTGCATGTCGGCCGCGAAGTCGAACTGGTACCAGAGCTGCGCACGATCCATCTGCAACAGCGTGCCGCCGTCGTAGTACACGCCGTTGTGCCCCAGGGTGGGGCGCCAGCCGAGCAGCGCCCGCCAGACCGCTGCACGCACGGTGTGCAGGGTGATGACCGCCGCCTGTCCGCGCTCATCGACGGCGTTGTCGATACACACGATGACGGCGAAGCTCTCCGCCAGATCCTGCCGCACGGCGTTGAGAGACTTCGGCCGCTCCGGGCTGTCTTCCAACGGGATGACCCAGGCGGCCGGCATCGGGAAGGCGGTCTTTTCGGAGAGCGCCTTGAATTCGGCCGCTCCCGCCACGCGCTGCGCGAAGACTGGTGCATAGGTGCGCATCTGGGCGATGACAAGTTCGATGTCCATAAGGTGCTCACCGTGGTTTCAATGCGCCCTGCAGCGCGGAACGGATCGCGCTCTGCGCGGCCGCGCGGCGCGTGTCGAGGGCGGACTCCATGTAGTTGCCCCGCTTCTCGAAGTTGCGCTTGGTCGATCCGTAGAAGAGAAAGGCCGGATAGAACTTCTTCATTTCATTGGTCTTGTACGGCGCCACCTTGGCCCAGAAGCCGCCGCTGGCGACCTTGACCTTGATGGAGCGCATCAGCGCGCCGGTCTGCCGGCCTGGCATCTCGCCGGGAACCGACACCGCGCGACGCGACAGCAGCCGCCGAGCCTGCTTACGAATCTGCGCGCCTTCCTGGCGCAGCGTGCGCTTGATCGGCTTCTTGTCGAAGTCGATCCGCGTGTGGCCTGCGAAGCTGACGGAAACGTGAACGCCGGCATTGCTCATGGTGCGATCGCGCCCAGTTCTTCGAGGTCCATCAGCACGAAATGCTTGCGGCCGTTGATGTCGGTGACGCGGCGCACGCGGTAGCGCAGGCCGTCGTGCTCGACGACATGTTTGCCGGTGATCGCCCGTTCGTTGATGGTGCTGGTGCGCCAGCAGGCGAGGCGGTGCGTCGTCCCTGCCTCAATCTGCTGCGTGCCGTAGAACAAGGCGGTGCCGGCCGGCTCGATGCGGGCCCAAGCATCCTGGCCGACGTCAAAGACCTGATCCACGGCGAAGCCGGTGGACGGCGCGTCATGCCACAGCCTGAGCTTGACCAGGCGGTCGAGCTCGCCGATGTCGGGGGCCTTCACAGCGGCAGCCTTTCGCGGTACATCCACATGAGGCCGTTGAAGGTCTCGTTTTTGTAGAGCTGCGTTTCGCTCTGCGCCTGCGGGTTGCGCACCAGGTCGGCGATGAGCAGGAGCATGGCGGCCTTGACCGTGGCTGGTAGTGTGGCCGCCGTCCAGCCGCAGGTGATGGTGACCACCACCGGGGCCGCAGCCGCCAGCGTGAGCCGACGGCCGACCAGCGACGGCAAGGGCGAGACGTCGGCGCCCGCCGCGCTGACCGAGAGCAGCGAGGTGACGTCGCAGGGAAGTTCGACGCTGCCGCACCAGGTGGGGTAGGTGAACTCCACGGTCTGCTCCCCGATCGGCAGGCCGATCTCGCGCTGCGCGTAGTCGCGCGCGGCCGCGATCGCATCTGCGACGTCAGGATCGCGGTCGCTGCCAGTGATCTTGCACTGGAGCTTGGCGCGGGCCAGGTCGATGACTTGCTCGGGCGGGGTGATGATCTTGGTGTACATGGTGGTTGCGGCTTGTGAAAGCACACGGGCGGTGCGCTTTCACAAGGACTCGCGGGGCGAGCCTTGCAGGGGCCGTTAGGCAGGCGGTTTGTTTTGCGGCAAGGTGAGCGCGTAGGCGACGGCCTCTTTGCTGTTGTCGGCCAGGCTGTCGGCCTTGGCCTGCTTCAGCGTGGCGGCGTCCAGCTCGACGACGTCGTTGGCGTTGCCGAGTGCGCTATCGACCAGCAGACGCGCCTTGGTCAGCTTGGTTGCGGCCTTCGCGTCGGCGGCGTCGTCGAGCTTGGCGACCTGGTCGCTCACCATGCGGTCGGCGATGTCATCGTCCATTTCGAACTTTTCTGCTTCGGCATAGGCGGGCTGGTTGGGAAAGTAGGCTGCGGCGGCAATGGCGGCAAGGGCGATCAGTTTCTTGGACATGGGGATCTCCGGAGAAGGGGATGAGAAAAGCCGTGCAGACGTCTGCACGGCCTGAAAGCTGATCGCAGGGATCAGGAAGCCGGGTGCTGGTACAGCTTGACGGCGCCGGTGTCCATCAGGTTGCCGCCAGCACGGCTGAACGCCAGGAAGCCGACCTGCCCCTTCTTGGCGTATGCGCTGTCGTCGAACCGGTACATCGTCACGTTCATCGCATCGCGCACCGTGTACTGGCTGAGGTTGCCGAATGCGATCGACTTGGCATTGGCCGCCGGGGTCGGCATGTCGTTGTTGATCTTCACCGGATAGCCCAGCAGCAGGTCGGGGCGCTTGGCCGTCATACCTTCGTCGTAGCTCGGCGTCCAGATCGGGCGGCCGGCCGTGTCCTTGATCTTCCGCACCGCGCGGCGCATGGTTTGGGAGAACATGAACCACGGCGCTGCGCCTGGCAGATCGTCGTCCCCGGATTCTTCATCGAGGTAGGCGACATCGAGCGAGTCCATGAGGTCCACGAGATCGTCGTAGATCACCGTGGACACCTGGCCCGCAGCGCCGACGCGGCCGACCGACGCGGCGGTGACCATGCCCCAGGGCTCACCCGTGCCCGTGCCAGTGGTGTACTTCTTGTTCTGGTGGCGGCCAATGCGGCTGCGCAGCCGACCGTTCACCAGGCTGATGACGTCGATGCCGCTGTCTTGCAGCAGTTCGATCGGAATCGTGACGACCTTGGAGCTGAACTTGAACACGTTCAGCGAACGGGTGCCGAAGCTCACGTCCTGGTCGGAGGCGCCGGCATTCTGCGCCACGATTTCACCTTCCTCGGCGGTGCCGTCCGTGGTGGGGTAGGACAGATCCTCACCGGCGGCCGTGGTGATCTGGGTGGCGACCCGGCGCATGGCGCCGTAGCTCTTGAGCGCTTCGATCAAGGTTTTTGCCACCGTGGTCTGCACGGTGTAGCCGCCTTCGGAACCGGTCGTGGTGCTCATGGTGTTGCGCACCTTGGCCGCGTCTTCCTGGCTCATCTGGCGGTCGCTCTTGCGCAGGAAGATTTCGTAGCCTTCCATCTGCGCATCTTGCGGGCCGTCCTTCTTCGTCGGCAGGTGGCGAAATTCCTTCTCCGCTTCCATGTCGAGGACGCGCTGCGAGGCCTCGATCTGCGACTGGACGCGTTCGGCCTCGTCCATCACGCTGTCGAACTTCTCTTTTTCTTCCTTCGTCCAGGTCTTGCTGCCGGCCTCGGCGATCTGGTTCTTGGCGTCTTTGTTCAGAGCGGAGAGACGCTCCCGGAGTGCTTGGATGCTCATGGCGGTTTCCTATAAAAAAGTTGAGCTAAAAAAAAGCCACCCGGGTGGGTGGCTGTTCGCTGATGCGGAAGCGTCAGGCGATCTGGAGGAGCCTTAGCCGGCGCTCGGCGTGGGCGCGGAAGGCTGCGTAGTCGGGTTCCGGTTCGGGATCTGGCTTCGGCGGCGGCGCCTCCAGCAGGGCCTTGGGCGTCCTGTCGAAGGCTGTCAGGTTCCACTTGCGCGAGCTGGCGTTGTTGGCGCCGTCGCCCGCCTTGTCGGGCAGCGTGGCAAGCCGGTTAGCGAAGCCGTGTTCGATGCTCTCGTCGGCACTGAACCAGGTCTCTGCATCCATCCAGTCGGCGAGCTGCTTCACGTCGAGACCGGTACGGCGCGCATAGTCGGCAACGATCGCCGCGTCGACCTTGTCCAGCAACTCGGCGTTTTTGCGCATCTCGTGCTTGTTGCCCATGGCAAACGTCCAGCCGTTGTGGATCATGTAGAAACCGCCCTCGGCAATCTCGATCTCGTCGGCCGCATCGGCAATGGTGGTCGCGGCACTGGCGGCCAGGCCGTCGATGTGCGCGATGGTTTTCCCCCTGAATTGCTGGATGGCCGTGCGGATGGCGCGGCCCTCGAACACGTCGCCGCCCGGGCTGTTGATGCGCAGGTGCAGCGTGGTGGAGGGATCGAGGGCCGCGATCGCGGGCGCCACCTGCGCGGCCGAGACGCCCCACCACGCATCGATCACATCGTAGATGTAGAGCGTGGCGTCGGTGGAGTCCTCGGCGCGCACCAGATTGAGCGGTTGCCGCTCGTTGCCCGCGTTGTCGCGCATGAGCTGCAGGTATTTACGGTTCATTCTTGGGGTCCTCGGGTTTTGCGCTGACGGGCTTGTTCGGTGGGAAATAGATCTTTGCGGAGTCGCCGCCCATGGGCTTCAGGTTCTTCTTCTTGCGGATCTCGTCGATGGCCATCCAGCCAGGACCTGAACCCGGCCCGCCGGCTGCCGCGCGGTAGTACTTGGCCTGGCCGTCGCTGTCGCTTTCCAGCATGGCGTCACGGTCGAACCGGAGGAAGTATTTCGCCGTGCGAAACAGCTTCCGATTCAACTCCTGCTCGATGCGCTGCAGGTGTGTTTCCAGCGTGTACTGCACGAAGCCGCGGTTCATCGATTCGATGCCGCTGCCCCAGCTGGTGCTGGCGCTGGTCTCGCCGATCATGTGCGGCGGCACGCCGAACGCGCGGGCGATGTCGATGACACCGAACTTGCGTGCTTCCAGCAGCTGGGAGTCTTCGGCCGACACGCTCAGGTTCGTGGCCTTGATACCTTCGGTCAGGATGAGTGGCAGCCGATGCGCATTGGCGATGCCGCTGTAACGTGCGGCGAAAGCATTTCGTGTCTGCTCCTGCAGCGTGTCACTCATCTTGCCGGAAGTCTCAAGCACGATGGACGGGTGCGCACCGCCAGCGAAGAACTTCCCGCTGTATTCGTCCATGGCCATGGCACCGCCCGCCGCATTGCGCGCAGCCCACTGGATGACGCTCATGCCGCGCAACCCATTGAAGCCGAAGCCGGGGAAGTGCAGCATGTCGTCCTGGTCGCAGCCCCAGGTGCGCACGTCGCTGATGGAGTAGTTCAGGCGATCGCTGTCGTCGGTGGTGACTCGCCTCGGGGAGACACCATCCCAAGGCAGTGGGACCATTTCCTTGACGTCGCCGATGCGGTTGCGCCGGAGGTAGACGAACCCGTCACCGCGCAGCAGCATGCCACACAGCGACTGCTCCCAGCTGCTGGCTGCGGTGAAACGAGCGCAGGGCTGCTCATTGAGCAGCCACCACAGCGGTGGGTTGTCCACCAGCTCGCGTTCGCCCTCACGCCGCTCGTACTGCTGCAGGGGAAGCGATGCCACCGCGCCAGCAATCCGCTGCACGCACGCGAAGACGGCCGACACGCGCATGGCCGAATCCGGCGTCACGTGCAGGCCGGATGCCGCTGGGGTCACATGGAAGAACTCCATCATGCCAACGCGATCGCTGCTCATGACGGTGCCCTGCCCGTCGGTGCTGTCGTTGCGCACGGTCAAGCCGGCGCGCGCCGCCTCCTGCTCGGCCCGCCAGGCGGTGAGGATGCGGGAGCCGGCCGCCTGGTTGCGACCTGGGCCCGCGCCCTGGTTTGCGATGGCGTTCATAGTTGCACGAATCCTTGGTTAATACTATCGTCCTGCGCGAGCAACAGTGCACGGCCTAGGGCGATCAAGATGGCGATGGCGCCGTCGATCTTGTCTTCGTCGCGGTCCTTGGTCGGGCTGCGCAGCTCATTGAACTTGCTGACGCGCACGACCAGGTTGCTGACCATCCACGAAAGCAGCGGGTTGCCGTCGTGTTCTAGAAGGCCGCCGAGCACCAGGTTTTCAACCTGCAACAGCGCCTGCGTGAAGAAGAGCGAGCGCTGCTGAATTTCGACCATGGGCAGACCTTCCTCGACCAACTTGCCGGCGAAGTACATCGCCAACGCTGGGTCGAAGCCGATCTCCGCCATCTCGTGCATCCTGCAGTCGGCCCGCATGTCCTCGGCGATGACATCGAAGTCGGTCAGGTTACCTTCGCAGACCTTGACCCATCCCTCTTCGACCCAGCCTGGCAGGTGGGCATTCGAGCTCTCTTCGACCGCGTGGGCGTTGTAATACAGCTCGACGAAAACGCACCACTTCGGCCCGCGTTGAAAAGCCTTTGCCTTGGCAGCGAAGTCGCTCTTTTGCGCCAGGTCAAGCCCGCCGTAGCCCTTCTGTCCCGCGAACTCTTCTTCCTTCAGGTCGGGGTTTTCACACGCATTCCACTTCTCCATGTCCATCCACGCGCTGCCGGCATTGGTCCACACGTTCAAGTGCTTCGTCATGAAGTTGCCGCGCGCGCTCGGCGTGGACTTCGCCCGGTTGCACGCCGACTCCAGCTTGTCCAGCTTGGCACTGATGCCGATGTTCGGATTGGCCTTGCGCCAGACCTTCGGATCGGTCCAGTCGTCGCCCTTGTCGATCGTGAAGATGACGCCGAACCATGTTTCGTCGGTAGTGATCTGCTGGAGCACCTTGATGGTGATGCCCCGCAACTCGTAGCAGATACCGTTCATGTCCTTACCGGCGGTCGTGATGGCGCTGATCAGCGGCTGCGACCGCGAGCCGTCGGCGGACTCGATCACGTCCCACAGGTCGCGCTTCTTGTGCGCATGCACCTCATCGACCACGGCGCCGTGAACATTCAGGCCGTCCTGAGTCGAGGCTTCCGACGCCAGGATTTGAAAGCTGCTGGCGCTTTCGGGCGCCGTGATGTCGTAGCGCCCCACGGTGCAGCCGAAACGCTGGCGGAATTCTTCGTCGCGGAGCACCATCTCCCGCGCCGGGTCGAACACTTCGCGCGCCTGTTTGGCGGTGGTGGCCGCGCTGTACACGTGCGCTCCAGGCTCTTCATCGGCAAAGCACAGGTAGAGCTTACGACCCGCGACGCGGGTGCTTTTCGCGTTTTTCCGGGCGATCTCTTCGTACGACCGCCGAAACCTGCGCAGGCCGGTGACCACGTGCACCCATCCGAACAGGTTGTACTCGATGAAGATCTGCCAGTCTTCGAGCCGGATCTTCGCGTAGCTCAACACGCCGTCGGTGTAGATCGGCTTGGCCCACTCGCCCTTGATGTGGCTGAGCAGTTCGATGAACTGGCAGATCCGCTCGCCCTTCGCGTCATTCAGGACGTAGGGAAACTCCGGCGTCCCCTGCCTGGCGAGATCCCGGAAAAAGCGCTTGCACATCAGGACCTCATACAGGCCCGCACCTTCAACGCCATCGACGACGCGGCGCGCGTACGCATGCGCGCGCTCTGCGTAGCCCAGGCTCACCGGAATTCAGCGAAGCCTTTCGGCTTCCGGTTCGGATCGGCCGGCGCGGGCTCACCAGGCTCATTGTTTTCAAACAGTTTGAGCTGCGCGCGGATGGCCGTGGTGACGTTGGCCTGCTCGGCCGGGCTCAGTCCAAACTTGGCGAGCAGCTGGTACATCATTTGCCGCTCGCTTTTCAGAATCTGGTAACGAGGGTGTTGCACGGGCATGCCGCCCGGCGTGATGGTTTCGAATGCTTCCGCCGGGTCTTTGCCCTGCGAGCGCAGCAGGGCCTGGCGGGCGCGCAGCGAATGGCGAAGTTCCTTCACATCGGCGACCGACTCGCAAAGGTCTTCGAACAGGTCGCTGTAGACGACCGACATCAGGTTGTAGCGAAGCAGTTCAGGGCCGAGGCGTTTCCACACCTTGCGGGCGCCGGGCCCGAGCCCCTTCGGTACCGAGGGCATGCCGACCTCGGGCCGGAATGTCTCGCCCAGGTTCAGGGCGCGATGGCCGCGATTGCCTTCCAGGGCCTTCAGCGCGGACGGCTTCGCAGACGGGCCGGGCTTCGCCATGATGAATTCGTTCCTTTTGAATGTTGCTGTGCAGACGTCTGCACTCCCCCCCTCCCCCCTAACCTGCGCGCGTAAAAAAATGGGGGGGCGATCAGTTTCCGGTCGAGGCGCCCAGACTTTCGACCTCCCCCCGGGTTCGGCAATGCACCGAGGTGGTGCGCCTATCGAGGACGACGGCGACCGCGCAGGGCCTCGGCGAGCGACTTCTCTTCATGGCACGGCGCGCAGATCGCCTGCTCGTTCGATTCATCATCCGCGCCGCCTTCCGCCAACGGGATGCGGTGATCGCGGATGGTGGCAAGCGTCACGATGCCGAGACCATCACACACCTCGCACAGCGGTTGACGCATGAACAGCGCGGCACGCATGGCCTGCAGCCGCCGACCGGTGATCCGCTTCGTCGGCGTACGCGCCTGACGCCAGGCCTCGCGAGGATGCTTTGCGCATCGCCCTGATCCGTCATGCACCAGCTGGGTACAGCCAGGCTTCGTACAGGGGCGTGGTGCAGCGCGTGCGATGGTCGCTCCAAGAAGTAGAAAACCCGCTGCCGATTGCTCGGGAGCGGGTGAATATGTGCATCGGGTTGCCTGTCACACAGAGTGCCTGAAATGTGCCAGAAAAGTCTATGCCGTAAAACTCCTTTTGATGGCTTCGCGCAACTTCGCGCTCTTGTCTGCCCGCTCGCGGAACCACACGGCCAGCACGCCGTCCGCGATGTCCAGGTGCGCCTTGATGGTGGACTCGCCACAGCAGCGCTCGCGCGCGGTCGCCTTGATGCCCATGCCCTTCGGGTAGATGCACTGTAAGGTCTCGTACAGCTGCGGGCGGGACAACTTCATCGACTCAACTCCCTCATTGGTAACGGATGCATCGATCTCATCCACTGGAATGCGCGCCTCGGGCGTGGTCTCCTGCGGCGCGTCGTTCAGAAAGGCCGACTGTTTCGCGAAGCCCATGCCGCCGCTGGCTTCCTGCACCTTCCAGAGCGCCCAGTTGTTCAGGCGGTGCTTCACCCATTCAATGCGCGCCATGGAACACCTCCGCTGGATAGGCCGCATCGATCACAGCCTCGCCGGTCTTCGGGTCACGCAGCGCGACCAGGTAGCGCGCGCCGCTCATGACACCCATGCTGATGGCGCTCACCACCTCCACGCTCCAGTCGAACGGCATCCCGATGATGTAACCGCCCTCGATCGCATAGAAGCAGTTGCGCTCGCCCTGCATGCCGGCGCGCACCATCGCATCGACATGCTTTCGGCCCCATTCCTCGCGGCGCTCGTTGATCCAAGCTGCCGTGAGCGGCATTGCATCGCCCATTCGAGGCATGGGCTTGACGGGAAGGGAGGGACGGGCTGAAACGTCGGACATGGCGTACTCCTGGCGGGCCTGAAATCGAAGGGGGTGGACGTGGGGTGGACGGCGCAAACCCGCGCCAATGCTCGATCTGTCCATCTGTCCATAGAACCATAGGTAGAGGCGTGGGTGATCCGCGCACGTGCGCGCGCGCAGACACGCGCCCGCCTGTCTGCGCGCCTGCACACCTGTGATGGGAAACCGCCCGAAGGGGTGGACGGGTGGACGGATTGGGTACTTACCCAACAAAATCAACAGCTTGCGCCGTCCACCCCGGGGTGGACGGAGGGTGGACGGGTGGACGGCGGTGGTGTCAGGGCCTGGGCGACGGGCGTCCAGGGGTCGAGACCGATCCGCGTGGCATCCAGCCATCAGCAAACCATCGTGGTGATCAAAACGGGAGGTCATCAGCCTCCCCAGCGGGGTCGATCCATCCATCCGCTGGCGCGGGCGAGGATTCGACGGCAGTCGATTTCATGGACAGCCGGAGCCATCCGCGCAGGCGCTTGCCCGTCTTCTGGCGATGGCGCTCGAAGCCCAGCGTCTTCATCGCATTGCCCAGGCGGGTGTCCATCTGCCCATTGCCATCGATGCGATCCGCCTTGACGCTCAAGGCCTTGTCGTACAGCTCTGTGGTCGCGAAAAAGTCACGCGAGCTGCGCAATACATCGGTTGGGCCGATCTGCACGTCCGCGTTCACGTATTCATCAAGGTAGTACTCCCACGGGTCGCCCCGTCGGAACTGCTCATGCTCGGGGAAGACGAGATCCTTCTCCTCCTGGCGCGACGGGAAAGTTTGCTCACCCGCATTCAGCCGATGCAGCGCCTCAGCCAACAGCTGCGCGCGCATGGCCGTCAGCACATCGAGGTGCACCACATGCACCTCCAGCGGCCACATGCGTCGGTCGCCAGTAGCGTCTTTCAGAAAGGTCTCGGCGTTGGTCGTCCCTACGCTCACGGAATGGCGCGGTGCCTTCTTCATGGCCGACCCATAGGGCGGGCGATACCAGTCTTCCTGGGCCGACAAGTGCTGCTTCACCAGCGTGCTCTCGGACTTGTTCAGGGACTCCAGCTCGGCCGACTCGACGATCCAAGCCAGCTGCTGCGCCATCTGCGAATCCTTGTCGCCGATCCGGATCGCGTTGTCGGTGAAGTACGGATAGGCCAGCGCGCGGAAGGCGCCCGACTTCGACAGCCCCTGCGCTCCCTTCAAGATCAACATGTAGTCGAACTTGCAGCCTGGCTGGATGGCCCGCTGCACCAGGCCAAGCATGAAGCACTTGCCGATGAGCCGCGTGTAGGGCCGCTCCTCCACCTCGAATACATCGGTCAGCCAGTGCTCCAGCCGATCGACACCATCCCAGGTCTCAGCCTTGATCCAGTCCACCACCGGGTTGTAGCGAAACAAGCGCGCGGCCATCATCACGCCGTCGCGCAGGGTGCCCTTGGACTTGACGCCGAGGCGGTAGGTTCGCATCAGGTACTCACCCAGCATCAGGTCGTCTTCTTCGTCCCACTCGCCATCCTCGCGGCCCCAGGGCGTGGTGCGGCTACGCTCCAACAGCAGCGTAAAGTCATTGCGCCGCACCAGGCCGCGCAACTCGGGATCGTGGGTCATGCAATAGAGGACGTTCTCCCGGCAGTCCAACGGGTTGCCACGCGCCATGACCAACATATCGAGCACGTTGACCACCTCGCCTTCGCGCCATCGGCCATCGCCCTTGCCGTCGTCATCGCCGCCGCCGTCAGGCCCTGCCCCCTGATCTCCCCCAGCGGGAGCACCCTGGTCGCGATTTTTTTTCTTTGGCGTGCGGTCTGGCTTCGGCACATCGACGCCCACGCGCTGGGCAAGCCAGCGCATCGCATCGCCGCTCTTCGACGCGGGCAGCCATTTCATCACCAGATCTATCGGCGTGTAGCCTTGCTCCTCGCCCCAATCCTGGATGCCATCGGCATGGATCGACAGGTCTTCCTGCAACTTGCGGTTGAGGTCTTTCGAAGTCACGCGGTAGCCACCGGGCGCCGTCGTCGCCTTCGGAAACAACTCCGGCACCCACGAGGCCATGGCGCGTAACGCCTCACGGTTGACCTGGGCGAACAGCTCGGCACCGGATTCCGCCGCCGGCCTACTGGCTGGCGCGGGCGCGGCCTTCACCGGCTTTGCCGACTTCGCGGCCTTGCGTGCGGCTTTGGCCTCGTCCACCGTCTTGTGCAGGCGGCGCAAGGCCAATTCGTCCACCGGCGCCACCTCGGCCGGCGTGTCGGGCCAATGGTTCCCGGTGAATGTGAAGTACTGGCTGCCGCAGAAGATCTCGACGCCAATGTCGTCGGACTTATTGATGTTGGTCTGGCCTTCGACCAGGATGTGCACGCCCTTGCCGCTCGGCGAAAACTCCGTGTAGCTGGCGAACGCCTTGACGATGTTCTGGCACCGCTCCGAGATCTCGCCCGTGCCCGGGTCGATCTGGCCATCCAGGTCGATGCCGATGAGGCCATCGTCAGGCAGGAGCGCGAAACCCACACCGGCCCAGTTCGACCCAGGCCGCTCGAAGGCACGCCGGGCCACGGCCAATGTCGCCAGGCGCTGGCGGTCGCGATCATCGCCCTGCCCGCCCGTGCGCCGACCACCGCCAACGTAATACGGAATCTTCTGAGGCTTGTCTTTGCCTTCCTTCTGCTCGAAGCGCCACAGCAGCCACTGCTGCCGGGCAGCCAGGGATGCGGGAATACTGTCCCACAACGGCGCTGGCACCGCTGGAATCATCGGGTCTGTCATGGGCGGGTTCAGACGATCGGGGTCGCCCAGCTGGCGAAGGCATCACGCAGCGCGCAACGCTTCACCCCCAACACCTCCAGCCTGGCCGGCGTGCAGTATTCGGCCACGGGCCGATTGCGGTACGACACCACGCGGGTGCGCACTACCACCAGCACGCCAGCGCGGCGCATGTTGTCCACCGTGACGCGCGCATCCTTGAAGCCCACCTTCGCGTCGTGCGCCAGCTCCAGCAGCGTGGGCGAGCTGGTCGGCGTGGTCAGGCGCAGCGCGGAATCGAACAAGGCCTGACGCACTTCACCCACCGGCCTCAAGATGCATCACCTGAACTGATCAAAGGATCGCTGCTGTCGGGGAAGTCCAGCAGATGCTTGGCGCGCATGGCCCGCAGCACCGCCCCTCCCTGGGCCGTCACGCGCTGCCAGTGCCGCTCAGCCGCCTTGATTTCATTCAGCGTGAAGCGGCCATCTTCTTCGGCCTCGACCACCTGCTCCGCGAACGCGCCGGCTTCCTTGAACATCAGGCGCAGGCCCTTGCCGGTGCAGCTGGCGGGGTCCAGGTCAGGCAAGCGGGGAATCACGTCGCAGCCTCGATGCTCGGCCATCGCCTCCAGGATGGCGTTGTTGTCCGCCATGTCCATGATCTTCACCGCATCCTCCAGGCCCAGCTTGGCCGAGCCCTGCTTCTTGATCTCGTGCGCCAGCGTCGAACCGCTTTTGCCGATGCGCGGGGCGAGCGATGCCGCACCGCCGGGGTAGTCATTCACCGTGTTGAAAGCGGCATCCAAAACGTTCATCGACATAGCAATTTTCTCCGTTTTTTGCTATAGAAATAAGAGCTAGAAACGCCCATGATTGGGGCATGAAGACGCAAAACCTCCACCTAAGAGATTCATTCGTCCGGTGCAATTTCTGGCTAACTCGAGGAAGTAGGACCTCCCTGTGGCTGCGCGGACGCGCACTCCGCGGGCCGGGCAAGTTCGGGCCAATAGAAGTCGTACTTCTTCGGCCAGCGCTCACGCCGGCTGAAACGTCCATTGCTGCGAAGCTCGACTTGCCCAGCCAGTGCGATCAGGCGCTCCTCGGGGATGCCCTTCTTGAGCCATTTGTGGACGCTGGGAGGCTTGATCACCAACATACGCGCGACCGAAGTCACGCCGCCGAGCAGTTGGATGATTTCGGGGTCGGTCATTGTTGCCATAGGGCGCCATTATTAGCTATCGCTAATCTCTTTGGCAAGCTGCAGCTAACTTTAATTTTGTTAGGCTAGGCTAATGACTACGCTACAGGACCGCATCAACGAACGCATGGGAGTGATGAAACTCACCAATGCGCAGTTGGCGAAGGCTGCCGGAGTCAAACCGCCTACATCCTTCAACTGGGCGAATGGGCGCACAAAGAACATCAAGGGTGAACCGCTGCTGCGTGCCGCCAAAGCCCTTGGGGTTACCCCCGAATGGTTGGCCAGTGGCAAGGGGACCAAATTCCCCGCCAGCGAGGGCGCGAACAATTCAGTGCGCGAAGCCGAACGGGAATACCGCCCACAGCGCGAATTCGACGCGTGGACTCTAGAGGCAATAGGGATTTTTGAGCGTATGCGGGAGGCTGATCGACGAGGGGCACTCGCTGTGCTCAGGTCTTACGCTCAGAATCTCGGACCTCCCAGTGACGGCCAAGCTCTACAAATGGCCGTTAGATAAACGGAGCCCACGTGGCAGGGCGAAACCTGTCAATCCAGCGCAACAACATTTGAACTTCTCAGATCATGAGGGACAGGAAGAAAAGGGAGCTTGCCGATCACTTGAGTGAAGGCGGCTTGAATTCGATCTGATCAGTGGTGAAGTTGTAAGCGGCATCGCCCAGTTCCGCTGCCATCTTGCGCGTCTCACCTCGAACTTCTTCAACGCCGTGCGCGTGAATGAACTTCCAGTCTTCCGCAGGTTTGACGCCCTGCTTAACCAGGGCGGAAAGCGTGGCACGCACTAGCTTCTGCGTGTCGGCCCGTGCCTTGGCGACGCTCCCCTCTCCTTGCTTGTACCAAACGAAATAGGTGTATCGAGCATCTGTGGCGACGGTCGCCTCCACTCTCGCCGCGCTTTTGATCGGTGTCGATCGGATCACCTCGGCGGCCAACTCAGGCGGCGTGAGGCTTGCGGCATACCCACCCGCCGAGGCAAGAGCGAAGGCGAGCCCACCAGCCAACCTGCGAAAAATCGTGTCCACCAGCAGCCCTCCCAAAAGCTTTACAAATCATCACGCAAAAATAATTAGCTACAGCTACTAGACAATCGATTAGCTACCGCTAATAATTCGCCCGAGTTCAACAAACGAGGGCGAAATGCAAACCGCTACCCATCCCCCCAAGACAGCCCGCCGCCGAGCCTTAACGCAGCACGCGGCACTGCCCCCCATCGCATGGGCTGACGCAGCCGCCGTGGTGTTGGCACCCGTACCGCCGTTCATGGCGGATTTCCTGCATCACATGCAGGCCGAGCTGATCAAGGCGGCAGGCCATGCGCCAGAGCCGGGCAGCATCCTGCTGCCGCCGCACGCCCCCTTGTGTTGGACCCACAGCGACATAACGTCTCGCGGGTATGACTCGGCTACCTACGCCACTGTGATCCGTTACCAGCGGAACTTCCAGACGCGCATGTGGCCGGCCTGGCAGATCGACGAAGAGCGCATAGACGCCGAAGGCTGCATATGGCGCCGCGAACGGTATTGCACCGTTGACGACTTCGGCACCCTGGTGCCCGTGCTCCGTGGATTCGACAATGACGCGATCTGGGGAGCTTACGCATGAACTGCCCCCACTGCAACGGCCGTGGCTGGGTGCCCGCCAGCCAGCCAGATCGCCTCGTCAACCTCTGCGCCTGCCGCATGCCCAAACGCGCGTGGCGCCCGCCTGGATGGGCCTGGGGCCTGGCGGCGTTCATCGGCCTGGTCATCGCGAACGCCATCGTGCCGACCGTACACGCAGCCGTGTCGGCGACCGCGACGGAAAGCGACCCCGACTGGCTGGTATGGGTGTGCTGCGCCCTGGTGGCATTCGGCGCGGTCGTCGCGGCCATGATGGCGGCAGCGTATTGCGCGCCGCTCGATCCGTTCGAGCCGACGCCACTCCAGCAGCGGCTTCTCGCCGACCTGGAGCATGGCAACTCGATCCCGCAGCCCGATCCTGATCGCCGGGACGGGAAGTAGCCATGCACAGCGTCCACGCCGTGCAGACGTCTGCACACGTTCCCGAGGCCGACCTTTTCGGCGATCCGATCCGCCCGCCGGCCGTGCACATGGCGCTGCACGGCCGGTTGACGCAGGACGCCGTGGTGCGCGTGCAGGGCGCCGACCACGGGCATGCCCGTCCGGTGCTCTGCCTCGACCTCGACCACGTTGGCCCCGGGCTGCACCAGGTGCATGTCGAGCAGCCCTTCGAGGCCTCCCACCGCATCGTGGCCGATGCGGCCGCGCTCAAGCTCAAACGTGGCATGTGGGTCAGCGTGGAGGCCCCGCTGACGGGTGCCCGCTGGACCCTGCCCAACGCGGTTTCCATCGTCCCCGTTCCCTCTCCCCCGAAAGTGTCCGATGTTCATTGAGGTACTCACGCCCGACGAAATCAAGCGGGAGGCGCAGACCGCCGTCGTTTCACACGACAACGTCAACGACGCCTGCCGCTTCCCATTCGATTCGGAAGCCGGCCGCATCTTCCGCGAGGAATTCCTGTGGATTCGCTCAGTGCTCAACGCCAAGGCGACCGCCGACGCTGAAAAGGCACCACGATGAACCGCGCCAACACCTATACCACCGCCCGCGTGCCCTACGCGCGCGCCATCGGCATCGACCGCACCAAGGGCGATCCGTACCAATGCCCCGAACTCGGCAACACCTGCCACCGCCCCGGCGCGCACGTAGCGCACCAGGCGCCGAGCCGCGTGGGCGATCGACTGCACCACCGCGACGGCCGTGTCACCGACCTGGCCGGGTCCCTCCTCTACCGCAAGGAAGCCTTATGAGCACTACCCCACCCCCCCTGGCGAGCCGTCTCGTTCAATTCTTCGAGCAGAACCCCGACGAGGTTCTGACGCTACCCGACATTGCCGCCAAGTTCGGCGTTCATCAAAGCAGCATTCACACGCATCTGGCAGGCGCACTTCGCACGGCCCAGCTCGTGCGCAGAAGTGATCCGGAGCACGGCTATGTCTATCAAGGGCCAGCATCGAAGGCGTTCAAGCCAAAGGATCTGATGCCTGCGCCGGCGGAACCTCCCGTTGCCGCATCCGCTGCTGCCACCGCCGCGCCTCGACGCAAGGCGCTCAGGTGGGAAGTGCCGGACCTTGCCACGTTGCCGATCAGGGATGGCCTACCCCGGCCCAACCGGCGGCGCGAGGTCGATTGGACGCCTCTGCTCGATCGGCTGAAGCCGAATCGCCAATGCGATCTTCCCGCAGGCGCCCACTCCTCACTGCGCAAGGCCGTCACCCAGCGCCACCAGACGACGAAGGAGCGCTACATCATCACGCGCGCCGCTGGCGCGGCCACGCTCACTCTCGGCCGCACAGCCTGAAAGGCCCATCATGTCACTCAAGGAATACGCCGCCGAGGGCGGCACAGCACTGGACGAAACACCGGAGTCATTGGACCGCTTCGCCCACATCGAACTGGGCCTGATCGTTTCGAGCCGGACCAATCCGCGCAAAAACTTCGACCAGGCGAAGCTGCAGGAGCTGGCCGACAGCATCCGCTCGCTCGGCGTAAACACGCCCATCGTGGTGCGGCCACTGCCGGCGGATCGCCTGGAAGAAACCAGCCACACCAAGGGCGCGCGCCCGGCCTACGAGATCGTCACCGGCGAGCGCCGCTTCCGCGCCAGCCAGATGGCAGGCATCGACGACATGCCTGCGTGGGTGCGCCACCTGTCCGACGCCGAGGCCATGGAAGTGCAGCTCGTGGAGAACATGCACCGCAAGGACCTGAGTGCGCTGGAGGAGGCCGAAGGCTTCGACCACCTGATGCGTCACACCGGCCTGAATGCCGAGCAGGTCGGCGCGAAGATCGGCATGAGCAAGTCGCACGTGTACAGCCAGCTCAAGCTGCTCGACCTCGCCCAGGCGCCACGCAAGGCGCTGGCCGATGGCAAGCTCGACCCGAGCAAGGCGCTGCTCATCGCCCGCATCCCGAATGAAGGACTGCAGGAAAAGGCGCTCGCGGACGTCACACGAACCGACTATTACGGCAAGTCGATGAGCGAGAAGCAGGCCCGCGAGCACATTCACGACAACTTCATGCTGAACCTGTCGAAAGCCAAGTTCAAGATCACCGACGCGAGCCTGGTGCCGTCGGCCGGCTCCTGCCGCGAATGTCCCAAGCGCACCGGCTACGCGCCGGATCTGTTCGCCGACGTGAAGGGTGCAGACGTCTGCACCGACCCGACGTGTTACCGCCAGAAGGAGGAAGCGCACGCCGCCTCGATCGTGCAGGAAGCCAAAGCCAAGGGACAGACTGTCATCGCCGGCAAGGCCGCGCAGGAGCTGGTGACCAGCGGCTACAACGCCAAGCTCAAGGGCTACAGGCGCCTTGACGTGGCGGATGACAGCCCGACCGGCCAGCCGCTGCGCAAGATCATCGGCGCGCAGATGAAAGCCGAGGGCATCCACCCCGTAATGATCGAGAGCCACCTGAAAAAAGGTGACCTGGTCGCCGCGCTGCCGAACGAAGTGGTGCTGCGCCTGCTCAAGGCGGTGGAAGGCCAGGCAGAAGCCACCAAGACGGTGAGCAAGGAAGTGCGCGAGTTCACCGAGGACAAGAAGGCCAAGGCCAAAGCCAAGGCCACCGAGCAGCACGAGAAAGACTGGCGCGTCCAGCTGCTCACCCGCACGTGGGACATGCTCAAGGACGGCAGCACGGCCGCTTTCACGCTCGAAGTGCACCGCCACCTGGTGGTGCGTGAAGTCAGCAGCCTGCGCACCGACGATGCGGACGCCCTGTGCACGCTGCTCGGCCTGGGCAAGGTCAGCACTTACAGCGCGCTGATCGACTTCGCGAAGACCACCACCAGCCCGGACCTGCTGATGCTGCTGGTCACCATGCAGCGCGATGCCGGGCCGCATGACTGCACCTATGTCGATGGCGAACGTGTCGAAAACGTAGGCTTGAACCTGGTCGCCGGCATCGTCTTCGGCCAGCGTTTCGCCACGGTGGTGAGCGACGTGAAGGCCCAGTCGTACGACAAGTTCTTCCCCAAGGTCAAGGCAGCGAAATCTGATGTACCCCTTCCGCCAGCTGCGCGGCCGCAGGAGGGACCGGGAGGCGTGAAAAAATCGAAAGCAGCTGCGCGGCCGACGCTCAAGCCGAGAATGAGCGCAGAGGAGGCAGCTTCAGGCATCGCTAACGCGATGCGGGGCATTGAAGCATCGGCACCTGCCGATGCCCAGCCAGCGGAGGCATGGGCCTTTCCGGGCACGTTCGCGCAGGACACGCCACCCGCCGTCGATCCTGCCCTTCAGAAAGCCATCGACCTGGTCAAGGCCGAGCAAAAGGTCAACGTGCGCATGCTCAAGGCCGCATTCGGCATCGGCACCAAGGCCGCGCTGGAGATGATGGCCGCGCTGGAGAAGGCCGGCGCCGTCAGCAAGGTGGCGGACGAATTCCCGTTCGCCAGGAAGGTGCTGGTGGCGGCATGATGAAGGCTCTGTCTGTTCGCCAGCCCTGGGCATGGCTCATCGTCAACGGCTACAAGCCCGTGGAGAACCGCACGTGGGAGACGCTGTATCGCGGCCCGGTGCTGATGCACGCCAGCAAGACGATGACGGCCGCCGACTTCGAGGCCTGCCAGATCTTTCTGGCCAGCGATCCTCTCACTCGGCACCTGGTCGACGTGCTGCCCCAGCCGCTATATCTGCCGCGCGGAGGCATCGTCGGACGCGCCGATGTGGTGGCCTGCCAGCGCGCCCACGAATCGCCCTTCTTCGTCGGCCCATTCGGCCACGTGCTGGCCAACGCGCGGCCGCTGCCGTTCACCCCGCTGACGGGCCGGCTCGGTTACTTCAATGCCTCGGGAGTGTGGTCATGACGACAAGATCCGCCTGCAGCAACTGCAGCCATAAGCTGCCCGAACACGACCCCACCTGGGCAAAGATGGGCTTCTGCCTGTGCCAGCTGCGCCCTGCCTTTGTGCACATGGGGCCGAACCACCTTTGTGAGAAGTATCGAGCCGTTGACCCAGCCGCCCCAACTGCGGAGACGTTGACGTGAACGGCCGTCGCAAACCGCGCCAGCCGCGCTGGGCGGCGAAGACACCGACGCGCCTGGTGTCGATGCTCACTGCACAAGAGCGCATCGCCGAGGTGGCGTATGCACTTGTCGGCTTCAAGGCGTTGCGCCAGGGCGTTGCCACGGAAGTCGAATGGGCCGCCGTTGTCAGCGTCATGAACATGGCCGATGGCTTTGAGGTGGCCATTAATCGATCCGGCGCACGCGGCCACATCCAGGCCGCACAGCTGGCGCTCGACGAGATCATGCGCCGCGCCATGGAATCGGGTGAGTGGCTGGCCGTCCAGGTGCATTCGCAGGAGATCGAGGACATCCGCACCGGCATCGAGCTGTACCAGGCTCGGCTGCGTGAGTGCACCTATGCCGAGTACCGCCGCGTGCAGACGTATGCACGCGCCGAGGTAGCGAGCGGGGGCGGCGTGGTGCTGGCGATCGTCAAGCCCGCCCGCGAGCCGGCGCAACAACTACTTTTGGAGGCCCTATGAATACGGCATTCCTACTGATGGCGCAATACGATGGACAGGCCGTCATCCCTGTCGACCTGGTGGTGCGCGACTACTTCCCCCACCTGGCAATCGACAAGTTCGTCCGCAAGGTCGCCATCGGGGAGATCAAGATTCCCCTGCTACGCATCGAAGCCGGGAGCCAGAAAGCTGCCAAGGGCGTGCATCTCACCGATCTCGCCCAATACATCGACGCACGGCGCCAGGCAGCGCAGAAGGAATTCGAGCAGATGAATGGGGTCAAACAATGACGCGCGAAGATGCTGGTCAGGCCGACCTGGCGCTACTCGTGGACATCCATGCCGAGTTTGCATCGATCGACATCGACGATCCGAATCTAGAGTACGACCTTGGCAACCTGGTCGGTCTCTCGGCCGGAATCATGGAAATGCTGATCAGCGACTGGGCATGCGCGACCAGTGATGAACATCGATACATCCTCTGGGAGGAAGTCAGCAATCTTCATACCCTGCTTCGTTCTGTTTCCCTGTTTATTGGCGCCTGCGAAGACGTTCGCGAACCAGACTTCAGAGTGTTGGAAATAGCCATCCGTTGCATGCCACAGGTGATAGGCCTGTGCCCCGAATACGCGGACGCTTGCCGCGCCGCGTCAATCTAACCCCCGCCCGACGCACATCATGAAAAAACCAGCCATTCAACCGTTTCGCGGCTTCCTGGGCAACGGCGCTTACCTCATCGCAGTGCACACCAAGAAGTGCGCGCGCGAGCGCCGCAACGTTCCGGCGTCGCTTCGCATCAAAGAACTGATCGTCAACCGCCAAGACCTCTTTGTGGCCGCGTCCCTGGCCCGCCGCACATCATGAACTTTCAACCGCCCGAAGAAGACGACCCGCGCGACGACGATCAGCTCATGCAAGCCGCCGAAGGAAAATCCACCATGATGCTCAAGCCCGAAGACGCGCCGCTGTTCAGCCTAGGCGCAGACTGGGCTGCAGCTTGTCACGCAGCCGACTGGCCCACGCCATCCGCAGAGCAGCAGGTACGAATTGATGAAACCCGCGCCGCATTCTTGGAGGTGTGCAACTTGATTCAGGGCGCATTCAAGGACTCGCACGGCGCGGTGCTTTTGGCCGAGGCTGTGCTGAGCACACCGGGCTTCGACGGCTCAGCGACGGATGAAGCATCCCTCGATATTGAGCCAGTTGCCCAGGCTGTCTACGAGGCATCCAGCAACCTGTGGATGACCAATGCGCCCTACGACGAGTTGCACGCTGACGACAAGGCGGAATGCCGCTCAATAGCACACGCTGCGCTGGCGGCCAAAAAACGGACCCGTGGCCACATGGGCTCCACGGCCGATGGCGGCATAGACGACCACTAACCCCACCCCCTTGCCGGGTACACCATGAAAACTGACACGAACAACCAAGCGCTCCGCGAAATCGACTTGTTGCTGGGGCAACCAGGCGCGGGAACCAATGACCCACAGATCACGGTGAGTGCCGTGAAAGACCTGATCGCGGGAGCCGGCAGCGACTACCGCGCCATGTTTAATGCAGCGGTATCCAGCCTTGCGCAGATCAGCGATGCGCTCGGCATCGACCCGGAAGAGGCCGCTTGTGCGAATGGCAACTCGCTGATCCTGGAGGCCATCGCCCGCAAGAATGACGCGCTGTTGTCGGCCTTGAAGCGCTGATTCCCACCCACTGCCCGAGAAGCACATGACAGTCGTCATTGAAAAATTCATCAGTTGCGATGGCTGTGGTTACAACGCCGCAGACGTGAACCGTTCCGACTCTGCGGCCGAACAGCGGAAGCAACATCAAAAGTTCGGCGGGTGGCGTCAAGTCGGAAACAAAGACTACTGCGATCAATGTGTCGTCAGGGGCTTACACCGCCCGGACCACACACCTACAACCCCATCCTCTGTCTGAGCAAATGGGCAAGATCATTTTCAAAGCCGGCAATCCACCGCACATCGGGTGGTGGCTAACGAAGCGCCGCAGCAGCACGTTCGACTTCTGGCGCTGGTGGGACGGCATGCATTGGGGCGGTCCGTCTATGCCCACCGACACCGCGGAGCTTGCCGCAGAGTGGGCGAGATACCCAACCCCGGTGAAGACCATCCTCTGGTCTGATTACTATCCGCCAGGCGCCCGTGTGGCCCGGCGCGCGCCATAACCCACCCTCCTACCTGGAACCGCCGACATGACCACACCCGAAAACATCCGCGAAGGCGATCCTTACGACGATCCAGCGTTTGAAGCGCTGGCCCGCGAGCATGACGTGTGGGGCCGTGCCAGCGGTGCACAGTGCGCCGTCTTCTGGCGCGCAGGGAAAGAGGCCCAGGCCCGCGATATCGAGGCGCAACGGGCCGACGCGTTTGCTTTGCGCGCGCTGGTCGCGGCAGGGCATATCAGCCAGGCTCTGGTGGATCGTGCGCGCGCGCTACCCGGCGCGCCCATCGCCGAGGCAGACCGCATCAAAACCCGCTACGGCAAGTGGACTGCCCATCACGGCATCCACAGCAACCGATTCCCGGCTTGGGATGAGATGTCTGAGGCTGATCGTGCCGACTGGCTGCGCCGGCACCCCGAGGCAGGAGGATAG